ACCGCAATCACAGTCGCATCCGCGCCAAATCGCGCCGGGTCAACACCAATAATGATGGGGGCCGTCCCATCCTTGTACTTAGGCCGCTTCATTGCCTCATCCACAATATCCGACGGTATAAACTGGTCATCCCCCGCCCGTGGGAACTCACCATACACCTCAACGTGCGCCTGGGCACTGTCCGGCCCGTACTCCGCAATGATCCGCTCATAAACCGCCTTGTCCGTCCCCTCCACCGTCCGCGCATCCACCACCTTAGTCGCCCAAAAGTCCCGCTTTGAGTGAAAAGTCTCGTAAAAGTACCCCGTGTTGCGCCGTGGGTTAGAAAACGCCAGCCAAAAACGATTCGGCGTGTTTTCCGTGAAGAATCCACCAGTAACCGACCAAATCGAGTCATCAATACCACTCGCTTCGTCAAAAATCACCAGCACACCGTCAAAATTGTGTACACCAGCATAAGCATCCGGGTTCTCAGCACTCCAAAGCCGACCCTCCACCGCCCAATAGCGCGTACCCTTTTTTAAATCCTGCTCCACCAGGTCAGTCAACCACTTAGCAGGTGCCACTTTTGTCGCACTAACCTCAAACCAGTGCGAATTTAACCCCATAGCCAGCCACTTGGTAATCTCTGCCCAAGTAATTGAGCGTAACTGGTTCTCGCTATTCGCCGAAATAATGGTCGTCGAGCCAATACGAGTTGACACCATCCATATAGTCAGCCATGACACTAATGCCGACTTACCAATACCACGCCCAGAAGATATTGCTTCTTGCAATACGCTGTACATTATCTCTTCGGTAGATTTAATATTATTACTAGATGCACTGTTAGATATATCTTTGAGCTTATTATTCTTTGCAATATGGTCAGTAATATCTTGCAATACTTCCCTTTGCCATTTACGTGGGCCAGAGAAATGCTCTAGTGGAGTACCTTTAACTCCCCAAGGAAATAGGTATTTAACAAAAGCCAGGGGATTATCTTTTAATGCAGGACTCCAAAGTACCGCCATTAATTCTTGTTCATCTTCTGGTTTATATATTGTAGTTTGCATGGTTTGGATAATATATTAAAAAAATAAAATTGTTCACGAGCGCTCCGTAGCCACAGCCGCCCTAGCCTCGGCCCTCCCCCCCTACCCTTGGTCGTCCTGGTCATGCACAGCTTGCACAATAGATGCACTGATGCGAGGTGTAACGTCCACAACGTCTACTAAGCGTGACTGTGCAGCCGCTAGTGCACCTGATATCGAGATGCGGGTATCGGACACTTGGACGTCTAGACGGTCGCCGTAGACCTTTGGGGCGAGTTTGCTGGCGCGCCAGCGCATGGAATCAAGCACTACCCTAGCAGCGTGGCTATCCATCGTGCCAGCCGATACAGCTTCCTCTACGGCTTCCATACGGTCAAATAGCGTATCGGCTTGGGCAGTCCGAGCGCGCGCGTACTTGTTCGCAAAGTCCGGGAAAGCCTGCATCCAACGCATAACTGTGGAAGCGTGAGGCATTCCATCATCCTGGCAAACTTGCCTCAAGCTGCGGCCTGTTTGAATTTCCGCCAGAAACCGATTCTGAATTTCTTCTGCATCGTCAGTACCGTATGCCATTCACTTTCCCCTATGTTCAGGACAATTCACCAATTGAAAAACATTGGCATCCATATAACCTTTGACACCTTTTGGAGTCTTAACCGTAAAAACCCCCTTGCAAGTTTTGCAAGTAGTCTGCCACACCTTCAATTCCGTCCATTCACCATCGCGCTTTTGATACGGTTCAAACCCGCAAAAGGTAAAAACCCTATCGCTTATGGGGTGTTTCACAGTTTCCATTTTAGATAGTCCTCAATTGCGCGCCTGATCAGTTCGCTGACTGGCAAGCCAGTACGTGTGGAAAGTTGACGCAACTGATCAAGCATTGCGACAGGAAAGTAAAAGTTCGTTCGTTTCATCATGTGCTACATCATAGCACATACGATAGAACCCAACTTTTTAGGAAACTTTCACCAATTTCGCTCATGCATCGCTTTACACAATGCACAACTCTTAGAGTTGTTGTGCATGTTGTGTAAGAAAAGCGCTGTTTTGCCCCATTCTTACACAATGCACAAATGTATAAATGTGCATGAAATGTAAGGGTAAACCCTAATGGTTATCCATACAGTACAACCTAGGGAAAGTACCTAGAAGAAAAGCATTGCAGTGCTACAAATTATGTTACAGTAGAACCCATGGCAACAACGCCATGTCAACCAGGAAACACCATGAAAAAACTTGAAATCATTGGCCTAGCTTTCGAATCACTGATGTTCTTTGCAATTCTGCCAGCTCTTGTAGTCTTCCCGTTTTTCCTCTGATCACATCCTGTAGCGCATCAGTGGTGCGCTATGGGATGTCATCCGACGTCGAACAATCAAACAACCTAGGAAGACTATGGAGCATACAAACCCCTACAAAGCCCAATTGAAAGCGCTTGGCCTAACTTACAAGCGCATTCTTGGCACGGCCAGTGCGAAGACAATCAAGGGAGAGAAAATTGGTTATCTGACAGCCATCATTTACTTGAAGCCCGATGAAATAATTTGCAGCATGGCTAGACTAGCTGGCTGTATGAATGGCTGTTTACAGTCTGCAGGACGTGGTGCATTTAATAACGTGCAGTTAGCCCGTATCGCGAAGACTGAATATTTCAAACAGCATCAAATGGCTTTTATGCTATCCATTTGTGCAGACATTTGGACAATGCAGCGTAGAGCCGATAAGCTGGGTTTACAGTTACTTGTTAGACCTAATGGCACTAGCGATATTCTCTACGAAAATATCGATGTAATCGATGGTAAGAATATATTCCAACTGTTTCCAATGGTGCAGTTTTACGATTACACCAAACACCCAGCTAGAAACCTAAAAGATAAGACTGCAGATAACTATGATTTGACATATAGCTATTCGGGTTTGACTCCGATCAAAATAACTCATAAGGGTTTGTTAAACCCTAGTAACTCGCGCGTGGCTGTAGTTTTTATGAAACAGGCCGATATCCCTTTGCACTTCAACGGATGGAGCGTTATCGATGGAGATAACACTGATGTCCGCCACATTGAACCCAAAGCTGTAGTGGTGGCTTTGTATGCCAAAGGCCAAGCTAAGAAAGATAGCACGGGCTTTGTGCAGACCAAAGGGGTTCACTACGCCTAAGAATGCACTCTCTAAACCCTACGTGCTAGGGTTTAGGGGTCTGCATTTTTAGACCATATTGGCACCTAACCCTTACCGGGTATAGGTTTATAGCTATCATTTTAGGAGTGAACCATGAAACTGTACCCATCATATGACGCACTGCCAGCTAACCCCGTTTATCTGGGTTCCGACACCATGCCCGGCCTCATGTCAGAGCATATGGCCGATGTTATCGATAGTGAGTCATACGGCAAACCTTTGGCCTACGTCATCGACGAAAACGGGTTTCGTTCATTCTTTACATGGGGCAAATGATGCGAAAACTACTCATAACCCTAGTCCAAGGCCTACTTGGCGCGGCCATTTGGGGTCTACCCTTTATTTGGTACTTTTGGAGTATGAAACCATGATTTACAAAAACTTTGAGATATTTACTCATGCCGATAAAAAAGATGTTTATTTATGCGACATGATGGCTTGCAGTCGCATGCGACACTTTAAAAGCCTACATGCTGCCAAGTGCTTTATTACACGATACATGGTGCCAGCTTATGCTGCTGGCAGTTACAGAAAGGTTTAATGTCATGACCTACGACTACGACGACGACAAAGATTACGACCGACTCATGGCCGATGATGGCCCGGACGATTCAGAGCCGGGCATATGCCCTGCTTGTAATGGTTCTGGCGAAGGGATGCATGAGGGGACTACGTGTAGCACTTGCAAAGGGGAAGGGGAATGTTAGCGGCCGCCATTGTGGCGGGGCTGATGGCCCTGATTCTTAACCTGTAATCAAACAAGCCCCTTCATAGGGGCTTTATTGTTTCTATCTGGCTTTTCGCATCCTCGAAACCATGCCCCACGATAACTCGGTGGCCGATACTCTCTAGGTACGCTATCCAGTCACGCTGGACTGGCGACACTATGCCGCCCGTCTCGCGTTTCATCTCCACCCACAAAAGCCACTCAGGAACGAACAAATCAGGCACGCCAGGGCTAACCCCTTCCGCCTTCAAGCTGGCGCCCTGTGGGCCTGATCTGGCGCCCCCGTTGGGGATAGCGAAGACTCTCACGCCAGGATAGTTGCGCCGGAACCATGAAACTAGGCGGACTTGTTCTAGGTGTTCACTCGGTACCATGTAATGCCTTTTGGACTGCTTCAAGTTTCATTTTCAGATCAACCAGTTCATAAAGTGCCACTCTGTAACCATTCCACGCGCTCTCTGCACGTTCACGCTCGGCGGCCAGTAAGCGCTCTAGGCGCTCAAATTGGAGTTGTTCTTTTTTGTTCATCAGAATGGCACCTCCCAAACCCATAGCGAACACTCGCCGGGTTCATTGGCAAACGACTCAGGCGGCGCTTCACCGAATTCTGAGCAAATCCCGTCGGGCCGATAAAAATCACACGTATGGCAAAGCTGCGGCACATCAGCCTTCAAAGTGG